TTGTAGATCGTGCGCGTCTTCTTGCTGCGCTTGGCGAGCGGCTTTTCGAGCGTCGGCATGTCGTAGACGTCGAACGCTCCCGACTTCGTATCGTCGAAGCAGAAAGCGCCTTGGAGGCCCGGATCGCAGGCGACGAGGATCATGCTGCCATCCTCCGCTCGCCCGCCAGATAGGGGCCAAGCTGCTCGGCCACTGCGGCAGCTATGCCGGGATAGGTGCGGCTGCGCTCTTTCCAGCGATCCGGCGAAGGCGCCAAGCGGTTCTGGCCGCTGTCTGTCTGATTGCTCCAGCGCGGCCGGCCTCCCACAACGCGGGGCGGAAACCAGTCTGCTTCGGGCGGGATGACAAGCTTCGGAACGCCGCGCAGCCAGAGACAGGTCGCCTTGCTGGCGTCGTCGCCGAACTGATACGGCTGGATTGTCTGATCTGGGGGTCGAATACGTGTCGATATGCAACCGCGGGGGTTCTCCAGAACGACGCGCTCGATCGGCCCGTTGAGCAATCGGTCGACGAAGCGCAACGCGGCTTCGGTCTGCAAAGCGCGGCCCGGCCGGCGCGCATTCCAGTGGAGGCCGGAGGACGTCAGGAAAGTGCACTCGGGATGAGCAATCATGCCGCTCCAGCCGGCGTCGAGAATATCCAGGACGTCGCCCTGATAGTGATCTGCGCTCCCGTCTTCGGCGGGAAGCAGATCGCACGACACGGCGCGGTAGCCGCGGGCCCGGAGCGCGCGGCGCACGACGCCAGAAAATTCGCAGGCGACGAGTATCAAGATTGCAGCGCCCCTAGCAGAAATGCAGCACTTGTCGCACGATAGCAATTGCTACCGACGAAAGCAAGAGCCCCGAAACGGCCTGTGGGGGCTGACGTTCGGGGCTCAAGGGACACGGATTGCACGCAGGAGCGCACTAGCCGCAGCTATTGAGTAGCAAACGCTGTCGATTCGGGCAACAGGTAGCTTGCGCTACCGCAGATACGATTCGGCAATAGTTGTGAATAACGGGTAAACGAAAAACCGCGCCGGGTTTCCCCGACGCGGTTCTTTCGCTTTGCAGCGTCTCGCCCCTGCTAGGTGGGCGCCCCTATTTTATCCAATCCTCGTGGTGCTTCAAGCGGCTGCGTCTGCGGATCGCAACTCCGACAGGAGGCCCCCGATTTCCGATGCTTTCTCTTCGACGATGTTTGCGAGCTTTTCGTAGGCGGAGGGAGGGAGCATTTCTTCGAGCCGGCCGCTGACGTAGGCCTGGATCGTGGGGCGGGATTTTCCGACCAGTTCGGCCAGCTTCCGGTCGCTCAAGCCGGTAAGCGCCTTCACGCGGGACAGGATCGGCTCAAGATGCATGACCGCCCCGTCGACGGCCTTGAGCAGCGACACGTTGTCCGGGTCGGCGTCAGGCTCGTCCATGAGAATCATCTGAATGACGATGCGGCGTTCTGCTGGCTTGAGGTTTTCGATATCAGGCCGCGCGGCGCGCGCCCTCTCCGCCAGCTCGACAATGCGTCGAAAGCCGCTCGAATCAGCCTCCAAAGCTCCATCGTCGGGTCGCCGCCCATGCGCTCAAGCGCATCGAACACCCGGCCGCGCGCATGCGAAACGGCGCTGATCTCCATCGCCGCCTCCTAGATCGCCGCTATGGCCGCGTCGATCTTCATCTTCTGCGCCTCCAACGATTGGCGCAGGGCGTGGCGCTGGCGAACGTCGAGCGTTTCATGCACACGGCCGGCGCAGATCGCCTGGACGGTCGAGCGCGGGATCATGACGACATGCGCCACGACCGAATCGCTCGCCCCCGTCGCGTCCTTGTAGAGCCGCAGGAGCGGCATGTCGTTGACGGGGCGCGGCGCCTTCTGTGTGAAGGCATTCGGCTGTGCCGGGGGCGCCGGGGTGAATACGGGCGGCTCGATCGCCTCAATGCGCTGCCGCAGCTCGACGCTGCGCGTGTCGTCATGTGCCTGCTGCGCCGCTGCGGCCTCGGCGGGCTTTCCCACAGGAACATGCGCGCGAGGCGGCGGAGGGGGCGCAGGCGGCGTAGGTTCGGCCTCTACGGCCGCCAGCAGCACGTCGGCAACCAGCTCGCCGTCGTTGGGATCGACGCCCTTCTCTCGCGCCAGCACGGCCTCAGCCTCGGCGAACTGCTGCGGGCCGGGCAGCAGGCGGAACGTCGGATCGTCCGCGAGGCACTGCGCGGCCCGGCGAATCACTTCGTTGCGGTGGTCGGCTTCCATTTGCGAGGGGTATCCGTCTTTGGCGGTTGGAATCGTGGTTCCATTGCGAGGCATCATTTCGGCACCGGAGGTTGGATAGAGGCATCGCCCATCTCCCGAAGCTTGCCTTCGATCGTCGAAATGATCCCGTCGCATTCATCCGCAGCGGCGCCGTGCATCATGCCGCTGGTGACTTCGCCCTTGCAGATTGCCTTGCTTTTCCAATCCCACCGCAGGGATCGTCTACCCTTAAGCAATTCGATCACGTTGAGCAGGGTATCGCGGTCAAACGCCTGCCCTACGGCGACGGGATCAGCCGCCTCAAGCAAGGCCTTTGGCGTGTTGAACCGCTCGTGCCTGACCGTAATCGGACCATCCTCGCCTCGCATGATGGCGAGCGTCGCCGGGTCGTCGTGCCGATGCGGGGCGGCATATGGGTCGCCTAAGCCTTCTGCGGCTCGGTAGGCGTCAAAGTCGTCTGCAAGCTCCCGGATGCTTGCGATATAGTCGGCATCGAAACCATGCATGCCGCCGCACGCATCCGCGTAGGCGCGGAGCGCGGTAGGCGAGGCCGGGTCGCGAGCACCGAGCACGAAATGCGGCCAGTGGGGCACGGTACCGTCGCGCCTGACTACGAGGAATTTCCCCTCGGAAAACTCTTTCGTCTTGGCCCAAATCTTCATCAGTTTGACTCCTTCGTTGCCCTAGCCGAATGTCTTTCGGCATTGGGGGTTGGCGTTTGAACGGCGTTGATTTGCTTGGCCTTCGCGGAGTGAAGGTCACAGGCATCGAGGAACGGCCTGATGGTGTGTTCATCGATGCAGAGGAGGAAGACAGAGGCGTCCCGCAGTGCGAATGCGGGGGCGCTGTCTACAAGCACGGCCTGCGGACGATCAGCGTCCGGGACAGCGCCATTCGTCGCCGTCCTACCGTTCTGCGCCTCAGGCGCCGTCGTTACCGATGCCAGGCGTGCGGGACGATCCTGACGAACTGGATTCCCGGACTTCGCGCCGATCGCGACATGACTGATCGCATGCGGACGCAGATTGCGGAGGACGCCATCGAGCGGCCCGGCGAATCACTTCGTTGCGGTGGTCGGTTTCCATTTGCGAGCTTCCTCGATAGTGCGAAGATCCTGGTCGATGAGATAGGCGACAACGCCGGCCAGCGTGCGGAAGTTGCCGTAGCTCTCCAGCCCGCGCGCCGGCTGGCCGTGGCGCTGGACCGGGGCGAAGACGTTGACGAGATAGCGGGACGGCGCCGGATCGGTATCGCCGCGCGCCACGATGGAGGCTACGCGGCCATACCGGCCCGAAACCTCGACGGTATAGAGATTGATTCGCTTCGCCCCCAAGGCGTCGAGGGACGCCAAGGGGAAATCGATTTGCAGTCGCGTCATTGTGAACCCCTAGCAGAGTTGATAGATAGCAAATTTGCTACACGGACGCAAACGTTATCGGAAACCCCGAGGGTAGCGAACTCGGACCTTCGCACCTGGATACGCACGCGCGGCGAACAGCTCCGCCTTGTTGGCGGCAGCGAAGGCCCCCGTCGCGTCCGCTATCGGCTGGCCGCCGACGTAGTGCGCCACGCGCTCCCCTGCGTAGCTGCCGACAATGCGCCCGACCCATCCTGTCGCGCTTGGCGTGTCGATCCACGCCGCAGAGACGGTGAGTCTGTCGCTCATGGTCCAAACCTCCGTCCAGTGAGATAAGCAAGCCGGCGATTCGCCGCCGACAGGTTGCGGAAGGCGTCGAGCCGCCTTCCGTCGTGCAGGATCACGTATTCGTTGCGCCCGACGCCCTTGCCGGTTCGCTCGTCTTCACTGAGCGGGCGCACCGCAAGCGCGAGGCGGCCCAGATCGAATGCGGGGTGGCGCCAAAGCCATTGCCGGCCTTCGCCCATGATTCCTACGGCGTCGCGCACCTCGGGCGTCCAGGACCATCCTAGCTGGCCCCACGTATCGGCGCGGCGATGATCCACCGCGCCTGTCGCTTCGTCGCCGTAGAAGATGCGAACCCATGCGCGTTGCGCCGTTGCGGCCTCAATGGCGGCCTGGCGCTCCGCCGTGAACAGCGGAGCGCGGGATTGGAGAAGAGCGGGGGCGTTCACTTCGCCGCCTCGCGCAGTTCGACGGCCTTCTCCAGATAATCGAGAATGAGCATCGTCTCGGCGCCGAGAGGCGTCCCGCCGCGCGTGCGCGTCCAATGCTCGCGCGCTTCGGCGATCGTGAACCGCCTGCATCCGGCGTGAATGCGCAGCGCGCCCTTGTCGTCCTTGAAAGCTGCGAACGTGTAGAAGTCGGACCTGTTGGTGGTTGCCGGCTGCTCGGGACAATCCGAGCAGTCCGAGCAGCCCGAGCAGCCCGAGCACCGCAAGCAGTCCGAGCACCGCGAGCAGCCCGAGCACCGCGAGCAGCCCGAGCACCGCAAGCAGTCCGAGCACCGCGAGCACCGCAAGCAGTCCGAGCAGTCCGAGCAGCCCGAGCACCGCGAGCAGCCCGAGCAGCCCGAGCAGTCCGAGCAGTCCGAGCAGTCCGAGCAGCCCGAGCACCGCAAGCAGTCCGAGCACCGCGAGCAGCCCGAGCACCGCAAGCAGTCCAAGCAGTCCGAGCAGCCCGAGCAGTCCGAGCAGCCCGAGCACCGCAAGCAGTCCGAGCAGTCCGAGCAGCCCGAGCAGTCCGAGCAGCCCGAGCAGTCGATACAGTTTCGGCAATCTATGAGTGTTGCGAGCGAAGCGCGCGCCGCCTCTTCCGAACCCCATCGCGCTATCGTCGCGCGATTGCCGTTTTCGTCTTCTACGTATTTCGCTGTCGCCATTTTCCAAAACTCCTAGCAGAGAGTTTGAAGCCGCCCCGATTGGCGCTTCGTCCTGCGCACTCGCGAGAATGCGCAGTGTCGAAACGTCACAACCATGAATGCCTGAGAGCGTAGCCGCCGGAGCTATCGGGCTTGCCGTTGCGGTGCCCGTGCGGTTCAGGCGTGCCATTCGGCCACAGCGCGGAGCCAAGGTTGTAGACAATCTCAAACCCGGCATCGAAACCGCAGCCACAGACGGTCATTCCTTCGCGGCGGTCCGACAGCCGATAGCCAAGCGCTTTTGCTGCGGCGTAGGTAAAATCTTGGATGTGCGGCTCGCCTTCCTCGCACGTCACGCGGAGCAGCGAGACGCGCCGCGACATGCCGGAGGCGGAGACGTGGCGGAGCACGGTGTAAAGCGTCTCCCCCGGTTGCAGTTGCGCCAGGACTGGATAGTCGGCGCGCGGATCGCGTTGCGTCATTGTGAAAACTCCTAGCATGGGAGGTTGTGAAGCGTTGGCGCTTCGTGTGAGGCGCGACGATTGCCGCGCCCCAAGGCGAAACGTCAGTCCGCGCGCCGTGACTTGCTGAACATGCGATAGTCATCGCAGACGATGAGCGGCGCGCCCTTCGTGTCGTCGCGAGGCTCGACGCTGGCGATAACTCCGAACGTCCTATTCTCTAGCGCGCACTCTTTCCGTGGCGAATGTTGCGCCAGATCGCGCCAACGCCCATAGGCGCGCAGCGCGGACGTCTCGATGAGCACGACGGCGCCTTCATCTGTGACGAAAAACAGGTCTGGCGTCTGCCCGTCGCCGATCATCGTCCGGGCCAGTGTTTCGAGCGCTTCGATCTTCTTAGGCATTGTCGTAGCTCCTAGCAGGGGAGAGTGTGAAGCCTTGGCGCTTCGTGTGAGGCGCGACGATTGCCGCGCCCCAAGGCGAAACGTCAAAAACCGGGGGTAAAGCCTGATCGCTTGAGCGAAGCGCGAAACGCGCGACGCGCTTCATCTTCCGCGCGTTGTTTGGCGCGCTTCTCCGCGATCTCCCGCAGCGCCGCGTGGTTGGCGCGCGGATTGGCGAGGCAGCCAGGGTTGTCGCAGCAGTCGGCCAGCCGCGAAGGGTAGGCGCACTCGGCGCAAACGAAAACGTTAGACATTGGTCTAGCTCCTAGCAGGTGAGATTGCGAGCTCGGGCGATTGCGTCGGCTTCCGAGTCGGCGCGCACGTAAGTCACGGCTTCACCGCCGCGCGTCCAAACCGCATAGACGTTGCTCGGCAGGCCCCAATAAGCGCCTCCGCGGTCATAGCCTTCGCCGCCGCCCTGGTGGCGTGCGTAGAGCTTAGGCGCGTCAACGAAGTTTCCAGGCGCATCGCAGGGACGGCCCATTGGGGCGCCGTAGCGGCTCGACACGCGAGAGAAGGGATTGAAACGGGGCATTGTCGTAGCTCCTGGTAGGGGGGTTAAGCGGTTTCCCTGGCGAGCCGCAAAAGCTCGCCTCGATAGTTTGCGAGCCAGCGGAATGCCGGCAGATAGTCGTCAACGGATTGGCCGCTCCTGGCGATTCGGACCATGCGCCAGTGGAGCGAGATCGATCGCTCGTTTGCGGCATTGGCGCCGAACCGCCGCACAAAGCGGCGTGCGACGTAATAGGCGCGTTCGGAAGGGCGACGGCGCATTAGAAGTCGTCCCCGTCCGGGCCGTCCCATTCGGTGTCGACGATATCGGCCACGGAAGCGAACTGCGTGAGCGGGAAAGAGCGGGAGCGTGTGATCTGCGTCTCGCCCTTGTAGCTGCGGCGGGTGATGACAAGGTAAGCGTCGCCCATCCGGCAGTGCTGGAAATCGCCGCAGTTGGTCGCAGCGAGGCAGTGATCCCGCAACGGCCCCTTTTCGCCCCAAAGGCGATCCTGGGCGTTGACGTCATGCGAAAACGGCACGTAGCCAACGCCGCCGCCCCACGTAGGCCCGACGAGAAAGCCTTTGAGCGTGATAGAGGTTTCGGTGTGCATTGCATTCTCCCCTAGCAGGTTGAACGCTCATTGATTAGCAATTTTGCTAGAGCGTGTCAAACGCTATTCGCCGCAACGCCATATCAATCCGCTTCCGAAACGATTTCGGCCGCTACGCTCAAAGGTAATCGCTAGCCCGTTTCCGCCGTAATCGCGATAGTAATCGCTCGTAATAGTTCCGTAATTGTTGCGTAATTGTTCGTGATGACGTGTAATCGCGCGTTTTCGCGTCTGGATGCTTCGTTATACTGCACATCTTTATCGAATACTCTTATTCACTCCCTGTTTTACCCTAAAGGCGCTTCGGAAGGGGTAGAGAGGGGAACCCCTTTAGGGGGTTTCCCGCTCTATCCCCTTTCCTGCGCCACGGCCGGTTTGGGGTAGAGCTACAGAGAGGCCCAAAGAGGCCGATTAGACCGTCTCGGCTACTAGGGTAGCTTGGCGGTCTGCCGAGCCTATCCAGCGGCCACGGCTGTTCGCCGCAGACCCCTTCCAAGGTCGAATAGCAACTGCTATCGTCCGGTTAGGCCGTATCGGTATCAAATCGTGATCGAAATTCGACAGTGTTCTGTCATTCAGGGTTCTGTCATTCAGTGTTCTGTCATTCAGTGTTCTGTCATTCAGTGTTCTGTCATTCAGTGTTCTGTCATTCAGTGTTCTGTCTTTTTGCCGGATCGGAGCCTCGGCGCTATGGCGATGCGGTTAGACCAAACATCCAATCCGCCTTCACGCCGCCCAGGAGCTATACGCATGCGCGAATCAGAGACCCGCAACGCCGCCCCGGCTATCAGGCGTTCCGGCGATACGTCCGCCACGCCTGATCGGAAACGTGGAGAGACGGGGGGTGGGGGCCGGATCGGCGCGTCGGTGGTGCGGGGGGAAATAGAACCTTCGCACGCTGCGCCGTCGCGCCAGAGCGCCGCTGATCCAGAGAGGCCGTCGCGCCAGAGCGCCGCTGATCCAGAGAGGCCGTCGCGCCAGAGCGCCGCTGATCCAGAGAGGCCGTCGCGCCAGAGCGCCGCTGATCCAGAGAGGCCGTCGCGCCAGAGCGCCGCTGATCCAGAGAGGCCGTCGCGCCAGAGCGCCGCTGATCCAGAGAGGCCGTCGCGCCAGAGCGCCATTGAACCGCAGCGCCGCCTCGCGCACGACCACTTCGACCAGCAATACGCCGACATGCTGTCTCGGCTGCCGCGGCGCGACGCGCACGAGGCCGACCAGATTGTTAGCACGGATGCTACAAATGGCTGACGACGAGATCACCGACCCCCTCGCCCGCGAAATGCTCGGGCTACCGCCTCTCGATCAGCAGGCGGCCCCAGCGGCCGAACCGCCGAAGCCGATCGAAGACCCGTTCGCGCGCAAGGGAGGATTGTTCACGAAGGGCGGCCCAAGCGGGCCGGGGCGGCCAAAAGGCACGCGCAACAAGCTGGCGACGACGTTCTTCGACAACCTCTACGCCGCTTGGCAGGAGCAGGGCGAGAGCGTCATCCGCCGCGCTTTCTTCCACGACCCCGTGAAGTCTCTCGGCATCGTCGCGCAGCTCATGCCGTCGAAGATCGAGATATCCGACACCACGCTACAGGACGCAGACGATGACAAGCTCGCAACAATCCTCGACAGACTTGAGCGTATTCGAGATCAGCGAGCACGATCTGCAAAGCCTGTCGGCGGAGGAACAGGAGTTCCTGCTCTCACGCTTGAAGGCCGAGCAGTCGAAACGTCAGTCGACGAACCGTCTCGCGTATTATCGCCCATACCCAAAGCAACATGAGTTCCACTGCGTGGGCGCGCAGCCCGTCTACGAGCGGCTGTTCATGGCCGGAAACCAGCTCGGCAAGACGTGGGCTGGCGCGTTCGAGGTGGCTCTGCATCTGACCGGCCGCTACGATCTCTATCGCGGCCCCAACGGCGAAGCGTGGGGCGGGCGGCGCTTCGACAAGCCCGTAACGTGGCTCGCCGGTTCCGAATCGTCCGAGCTGACGCGCGACGGCGTGCAGCGATTGCTCATCGGTCCGCCAGCCGACGAAAGCGCATGGGGAACCGGCGCGATCCCCAAGGAGGCGCTGCTCGATTGGAACCGCAAGCAGGGCGTCCCCAATGCGCTCGACAGCGTGACCGTTAGGCACGTCGCCGGCACGTCGACACTGCTTTTCAAGTCCTACGACCAGGGCCGCGGCAAATGGCAGGCAAACACCGTCGACGGCGTGTGGTTCGACGAAGAGCCTCCCTTCGACGTCTACTCCGAAGGCCGCACCCGCACGACGGCGACGCAGGGCATCGTCCTCGTCACCTTCACGCCGCTGCGCGGCATATCGCAAGTCGTCAAGCGATACCTCAACGAGCCGAGCGAGCATCGCAAGGTCGTCGTCATGACGATCAGGGATGCCGAGCATATTTCGCCAGAAGACCGCGAGCGTATCATCGCCGGCTACCCTGCGCACGAACGCGAGGCGCGCGCCAACGGCGTGCCGACGATGGGCGCCGGCGCGGTGTTCCCGATCGCCGACGAAGAGATCACGTGCGATCCGATCCCCATTCCCGTGTGGTGGCGGCGGCTCGGCGGGATCGACTTCGGATGGGACCACCCTACCGGCGCCGTCGAGATCGTCCACGACCCCGAGCACGATATCGTCTACATCGTTCGCGAGTACCGGCAGAAGCGCAAGACCGCCCAGGAGCACGCCATGACGCTGCTCGGATGGGGCGAAGACTTGCCGTGGGCGTGGCCGCACGACGGGCTCCAGCACGACAAGGGAGCGGGCGGCCAGATCAGGAAGCAGTACCGCGACGCGCGGCTCAAAATGCTGCCCGAGCACGCGACCTTCCCCGACGGAACGAACAGCGTCGAGGCCGGAAACTTCTTCATGCTCGAACGCATGCAGACAGGCCGCCTCAAGGTGTTCAGGACGTGTCCCCTCTGGCTCGAAGAGAAGCGCCTCTACCACAGGGAAGAGACAGCCGACGGCGGCTCGAAGCTCGTCAAGATCGACGACGACTTGTTATCGGCTAGCAGATATGCTATTATGATGCTTCGCAAGGCGCGCATCGTCGAGGCCCGCACGCGATTCGGCGTTCCCGTCAGGGGCGGCGAGCCACGGGTGGCGGAGGGAACCGGCGAGGTGTGGTAGCCGCAGAGGTTTGAATGTCGCTCTTCGATCAGCCCAAGGCTGCGCCTCCCGTCATCATCCCGCCCCCCAAAGTTCCGCAGATCGACGACGCGATCTCGCGGCGCAATCAGGAAGATCAGCAGCGCATTCGCAACACCGGCCGCGGCTCGACGCTGCTCGCCGGGACGCGCGGCCTTTCCGATCTCGGCAGCGTTGGCGCTCCGACCGCAACAGGAGGCGCACAGTGAGCATTCGCAAAATCCTCGCCGCCCGCGGCAAGACGCACGGCGACTTCGGCGAGCACGCGCGGATCACGCAGGCGCTCAAGGACGTCATGCACGCCAGCGACGGGTGGGCGCGGCTCAACCCGGCACAGCGCGAATCGCTCGAAATGAACGTCCACAAGGTCGGGCGCATCCTCGCCGGCAACCCCGATCATCGCGACCACTGGGCGGATATCGCGGGCTACGCGCAGCTCGTCGCCGACAGACTGCCCGACGGATGAAGGACGATCTGCCCGACCCCCGTCAGCTCAATATCGACCTTGGCGACGAGGAAGCGAGCGCGCGGGAATTGCGCGACGTCGCTCTGACGGCGATGTGGGTGTTCGGGTTTCTGATCTTGATGGTCGCTATCTGCGCCACGGCGCTGTGGAGGCTGACGTGAGCACGGCCAAGGAGCTGATCGACCGCCAACAGAACATGAAGACCAAGCGCGCTCAGTTCGAGCGGCAGTGGCACATGATCGGCATGCAAGTCCTGCCGCGCTACGACGACTTCATCAACAAGGCCGTCCAGGGCGCGCGCCGCGACCAGTTCATCTACGACAGCACCGCGCCTCTCGCACTGGAGAGTTTCGCCGCTGCGCTCGAAAGCCTTCTCGTCCCGCGTACACAGTACTGGCACGGCCTCGCGCCGGTCGACAAAAGCCTGTCGAGCCTCCGCGTGCGGCGTTTCAACGAAGACGTTCGCGCGTTCATGTTCGCCGCGCGCTACTCGCCCTACGCCAACTTCGCCTCTCAAATCCAAGAAGTCTTTCTGGAGCTTGGAGCTTTCGGCACCGGTATCATGTTCATTGAAGACGCTCGCAACCGCGGCGTCTGCTACCACACGATCCCGCTCGCCGAAGCCTTCATTGCGCAGAACGCGCAGGGCTTCGTCGACACGATGTTCCGGCGCTACGAACTGTCGGCGCGCGCGGCCTACCAGCGTTGGGGCGAGCGTCTGCCCGAAGCGATCCGCAAGTGGGTCGAGAAGGAACCGGATCGCACGTTCGAGTTCCTGCATGTCGCCATGCCGAACGAAGACGTCAAGCGCGGCTCGCGCACGTTCCGGGGCATGAACATCGCGTCGTTCGATATCTCGATCGAGGGATCGACGGAGCTTTCGGTCGGCGGCTTCCGCACCATGCCCTACGCCGTTTCGCGCTACACCACGGCGGCGCGCGAGGTTTACGGACGCTCGCCTGCGCAAATGGCGCTCGCCGACATTCGTTCGCTCAACGAAATGGCGAAGACGAACTTGCGCGTAGGCCAGCTCATCGCCGACGCGCCGATCCTGACGAGCGACGTCGACGCCCTGTCGCCCTTCTCCATGAAGCCAGGCGCCATAAACGCCGGCTACCTCAACGAGCGCGGCGACCAGCTCGCCAAGCGCATGGAGCCGACCGGCGATCCGCGGATCACGCTCGAAATGGAGAACCAGCGGCGCGAGACGATCAATCGCTCGTTCCTCGTGACGCTGTTCCAAATCCTGATCGACACGCCGCAGATGACGGCGACCGAGGTGCTGGAGCGCGCGCAGGAAAAAGGCGCCTTGCTAGCGCCGACGATCGGCCGCCAGCAGTCGGAACTGCTCGGCCCCATGATCGAGCGCGAGCTGGATATCCACTGGCACGCCGGCCGCATCCCGCAACCGCCCGAAGAGCTTATGGCGCGCGGCGGGCTCAAGATCGAATATTCCTCGCCGCTCGACCGAGCGATGCGGGCGGAAGAAGGTGTGGGCATCCTGCGCACGATCGAGGCCGTCAAGCCGATCGCAGATATCGACCCCACGGTGTTGCGCAAGTTCAATTGGGAGCGCACTGTCGACACGCTGGCCGAAGTCAACGGCATGCCTGTCAGGTGCCTCAACACCGAAGACGAAATGGCCGCCAAGGCGCAGCAGGAGCAGCAGGCGCAGGCCGTGCAGCAGCTCACGGAGCTTGCGCCCCAGGCGGCGGCCGCGGCGAAGAACATGGCGCAGGCGCAGGCCGTCGCGCGGCAACCGGGGTTCTGACATGAGAGATATGACTAACAAGGAAGCCGTCGAGATGATGCAACGCGCGGCGTCCGAGATCGAAGAGCTTCGCCGCCGCATCTCGCAGCTAGAGCCGAAAGCACACGCCTACGATAGCGTCGCACAAGTGCTTCGATTGCTGCCGCAACCAAGTGTCGGCTACGGCGAAGATGTTGCGTGGATGCTCCGCAAGCGCATCAAAGAGCTACAGGCTCCACAGGAACCGGGGTCCTGACATGGCAGACGATAAGTCCGCTCCGTGGACCGGCGCTCCGCACGGCCGCTGGCGCGATCGCTCCAAAGACGTCGCGGTAGCCTCCACGGCCGCCGAGCCCGCGGCATTCAGTCCGCACACTTCCGAGCACGCGCAGCCGCTGCCGACGAAGCGCATGACGCCCGAACAGATTGAAGGCGTCGAGCGCACGGAGCTTGAGCGCTTGCAGGCCAAATACGGCGCACCCGAATGACCGAAATCTTTCTCCCCGCGCAGATCGCCGTCCAGCTTCCACAGGCGCTCGAAGCGCTCGCGCGCAAGGCGGCGCGCGGCGAGGTGCGGACCTTCCATATCGTCTTCGTCGACGATCGCGGTAAGGCCAACGAAGCTTTCAAGCTCGATCCGCTTTACGGCAATCGCGATCTCCAGATACTCGGCAACGTCATGATCGACCGCGTGGAGAAGTTCTCGGCGTTCGTCGACTCGAAGCAGAAAATTCACACCGCATGAGATTCAACGACCCGACGTGGGATCGCCCCGAGAACGCGATGGGCCGCAGGCACAAGGAGCTTGAGGCCGACGAGGTGCGCGCTTTCGGCGTCGTCACTGTCGACGCGGACGGCAATGTGAACGTCGACTGGTACGCCTCAGGCGACGATCTCGCGCGCATCGCCTCCGGCGCGCGGGCGCTGGAGCAGAACGCCTTGGCGCGCGCCGTGCTCGCCGCCGAACCCGCGGGCCGCGCGTGAGCGCGCAGCACTATTCGCGCAAGCAGCTCGCGCTCCGGCGGCTCCTGACGGACGGCCGCGGCGGTCTCAACGCAGATGCGAGATGTCTCGTCGCCGATCTACGCCGCTTCTGCAAGGCGGGCAGGACGACACAGTACAGCCCCGTCACGGGCGCGGTCGACGTCAATGCGACCATGATCGCTCTCGGCAGGCAGGAAGTGTTCGAGCGGCTGGAGCGTATGCTGCTCGTCGACAAGATCGAGATATTGACCGCTTCGGAGGATGACTAATGCGGAAGTTCTTCTTTCTCTCCACGACGTTCTTCGTCCGCGAAGGCGAGGCCGGCGGAGCCGCTGGCGGCGCTGGCGGCGCTGGCGACGGCGGTTCTGGCGCTGCGAGCGCCGCACTGGCCGGCAAGATGGGAGGCGCCGGCGACGGCGGCGCGCAGGACGGCGGCGCAGGCGGTACGGGCGACGCGCCGTGGTATTCGACCCTGCCGACCGAACAGCACGCCCTGATCCAAACGAAAGGCTGGAAGGACGCGGGCGCCGTCGTCGAGAGCTACACGAATCTTGAGAAGCTGCTCGGGGCCGATCGCGCTGGCCGCACCGTCACCATACCTACCGACAAGTCGACGCCCGAAGAGATCGCCGCCTTCCACACGAAGCTCGGCGTGCCCGACAAGGCCGAAGGTTATGAAATCAAGATCGCCGAAGGCGTCGACCCGACCTTCTCGAAGATGATGGCGGCGGCCATGAAAGACGCCGGCATTCCGAAGGGCGCGGGCGAGAAACTGGCGGCGGTTTATCAGCAGCAGGAGGCCGCGGCGACGACGGCGTTCCTCGCACAGAGCGACGCCGACATGCGGGCGCTCCAGACCGAATGGGGCGCCGACTTCGACGCGAAGCTGGAGACCGCCGGGCGCGGCGCGGCGGCGCTCGGCCTCAAGGACCGGGCGCTGCGCGATAAGCTGGAGCGCGCGGTCGGCACGAAGACGCTCCTGACGTGGGCGCACATGGTCGGCGAAATGACGTCCGAGCACGGCGGCCCGCGCCTCGGGTCGGACGGTAGCAAGTCTGCTACTTTCACCTTGACAAAGGAAAGCGCCCAAGCCAAGGTGGAGGCGCTTACGAAGGATTCCGAGTTCCAGTCCCGTCTCCAGTCGCCCAACGCGAAGGTTCGCGACAAGGCAATGATCGAATGGGAAGAGGCGCACAAGCAGCGCGCGGCGTTCGGATAGTCCTTTAGCGGCCTGCCGCCCCGGCCAGACAACCGCGAACCCCTGAAACACAGAGGATCGCGCCATGTCTTTCCAGGTGCCTACCCATTTCGTCCAGGCCTACACCACCAACGTCATGATGCTGCTCCAGCAGAAGGGCGGCAAGTTTCAGGACGCCGTTATGACCGGCTCCTACACCGGCAAAGGCGCCAAGGCCGTCGAGCAGATCGGCGCCGTCAAGCCGGTCAAGAACCTGTCGCGCCACAGCGACACGCCGCTGATCTCGACCCCCGCCGACGCGCGTTGGGTCTACCCCAACGACTACGAATGGGCCGATCTGATCGACAACCAGGATCGGTTGCGCATGCTGATCGACCCGACTTCGGGCTACGTCCAGAACGCCGTCACGGCGATGCGCCGCGCGCAGGACGACGAAGTGCTCCAGGCGTTCTTCGCCGCGGCCAACACCGGCGAGAACGGCACCACGTCGACGTCCTTCCCCGGCGGACAGGCGGTCGGCGTCAATGTCGGCGGCACGTCGTCGAACATGAACGTCGCGAAGCTGCGCGCGGCCAAGCGCCTGTTCATGGCGGCAGGCACCGATCTCGAAGAGGAAAAGCTCTTCTGCGGGATCACCGCCGCCGATCATGACGGCCTGCTCAACGAAATTCAGGTCACGAACCTGGATTTCAACAATCGTCCGACGCTCGTCGAGGGCAAGGTGACGGACTTCATGGGCTTCAACTTCAAGCACGTGGAGTTCTCCGACACCAACGCCTACGACGCCGCGGCGACGCTCGTCTCGGGCGGCAACCGCCTGTGCCCCGCGTGGGCGCGCAGCGGCATGCACCTCGGCATGTGGGCGGACGTCGAAGTCCGCGTCGACCCCCGTCCCGACAAGCGTTACGCGACGCAGTGCTACGCGAAGACCACGATCGGCGCGACCCGCACCGAAGAGAAGCGCGTCGTCCAGATCACGACCACCGGCTAACAGGCGCGGCGCTTCGGCGCCGCGCCCTTCGTTTCAATAGGCGCGCTGCGCCGCATCGGAGGCTTCAATGGCCGATCTCTATTCCGCCCTGATCACGGGCGAATCTCTCAAGCCCGTCATCAAGCCGTCGTCGAGCAAGTACGGCGGCCGGCAGGTGCTCTATCGCGCGATCATCAACATGGCCGCCGCGACCACGACGACCGGCTCTGGCTCCGACACGCAGGCCGTCACCACGTCCGACAACGTGCTGCTCTGCCGCATCCCCGCCGGCTATTCGTTCAAGTGCGGCTGGCTGACGACCGACACTTCGCTCGGCTCCGCCGTCGTGGCGATCGGCACGAACAAGTCGCACGCCTCCAACGGCCAGTTCCGCGCGGCGGCGACCTTCACGGCGACCGACACGCCGACGCCGTTCGGCAAGGCTTCGGCGCTGGCGGCCTCCCACTTCACGGCCGACACGTCCGTCTATCTGACGTGCGCGACCGCGAACCTCCCGACGTCGGGCACCCTCGTGATTGATATCGAGGTTGCGCGCCAGTAACCCGCAGGGCTCTTACTCCCGCCCTGCCTGGGCGCTCTGCGCAACTCGACGCGGCCTACGGGCCGCGTCTCCTTGAACCCGGAGGCGCGCGATGGCGCAGCACCAGTACGACGCCGTGAACGATGATTCGGTGGAGAACATCGTCGCCAATCAGTTGAGCGGGTCGTCGATCAGCACGTCCGCCGTGCGCCTGACGATCGACGATTCCAACTGCCGCACGAAGGAAGAGGCCGT